ACCTCTACTTTATCATAAAGAAAAAGTAGTGAGTACTTTCTCCCGTCGGAGATTTCCTCACTACTAATCTTAGTATGTTTTTGCGTTCCTGGGCAATATGACTTCCCGAGCTGGATTGTATGGCAGAACTTGCATAACAACACCGTATTGCAATATACGTTTGTTCAGCGCGTGGATTTTGTCATAGTGCAGATAGGCACCAGCTTCCCCTGTATTTGCTTTGTCTGCTAATTTGATGACGATGCTTTGGAGGAGTGGGGTCGTCAGTTTATCGAGCTTATAGGCTCCAAAAAGTGGTATAACATGATTTTTCAGTAAGCCCCTGATGTTTCCACGGGTATTTGGTTTTACTGTGTGCTTATAGCTATTCCACCACAATTCTGCCAACTCTTTGTAACTGGTTATGGTGGCATTTTGGTAGCGTGTTGCCCCGTCTGTTTTAAAAGTTGCAATAGCTTGCTGAGTTTTGTTTTTAACCTCCTTCTTGGTCCTACCCGTGACATTAGTCTTGACTTTCTTACCAGTGATGGCATCTATTCCTAGATAAACACTGGCACGGTACACAGTAGCACCGTTTTTCTTTTTTACTTCAGTTATTTTCATGATCATAAACCTTTCCATCAGCAGGCAAGCTGTTATTAAAAAGATTTTAGAATGTTTTAGGTTTATATCATGCGTAGGCTTACGAGAATAGCCCTATTTTCGTTTGTTTCGGGTAAGATGATAATTTATATGGTTACGTTTTAAAGTGGTGCTATGACTCTTATATGGGCTTATTTATCGCTCAATCTTTTGAGGCTATCAAGGGCCTTCTGATTGTTTTTATATAGCACGTCTAGCTGTTCTTTAGCAATTCTGTTTAGTTCAGTTAGTCGGTTGCTTTGTGATAGTCCTTGTTTAATCATTTCAGCGTTAAGACTTTGTAAGTTATTTAGAACTAATAGCTGTTCAATAGTGGCATTATCTCGCTGATTACCTTCTCTATCAGGATCAGGATAGGCGTTCTTGAATTCCTTTGCAGTCATACCAAATAAAGCGACGTTTATTAAATCAGCTTCAGAGGAATAGGCGAAAGAAATTTGATAGGGCTGGAGAGTTGGCACAATGTTTTCTTTGATAGCGTCCGTTTGTATGGTGTAATTAAGTTTTGAAATATAGCGGTTTACCTGCCAATCTAACTGGTTTTTGTAGGCTTCTTCTTGTTTTAGGCGCTGATAATCTTGAATGATATAAAGCTTAAACTCTGGTGAAAGCCAGGAAGCAAATTCAAAAGCTATATCAGAGTGGGCGAATGTACCGCCGTATCGGCCAGATTGGGAAGTTATACCAATGGCATTTGTCTCTTTTATCCATTTTTGCGGAGATAGTACGAAGCCATTTAATCCAGCCTCGCTTCTAAACTGGTCGAATTCGACCAGTTTAAAATTTTCATTATTTATTTTTTCCCAAGCTCCTAGGAATTCAATAGTATTTCTACTCCTCATCCAGTTTTTAATAATATCGGCTGGAGCGTCTGGATTTCGATATTTAGCGATATCTGTCAGACTGACATAATCAGTATTTGTGGAAAGTAAAGTTATTTCTTTACCATTTGCGTTAATTTTAACCATTATGAGCCTTTCTAAAATTGTTATAGGATTTACAGTTTTGTTGGCGTCAACAAAATTGATAGGTATAACCTTTACTAAGTCAGCGGACTTGCTGAAGCACGAGGAAAGCACGCGCAGATTGCTAACAAATGCTAATATACAACTAATATAGAAGTTGAGGTTTATTGAGGTTGCTAAAATATACAACCTTACAAAACCTTACTTTTTCATCTACTGATAAAAACTGACTTTTTTTAATGCGGACTTTTTTTCACTCCACACAGTCCACTAGAAAGCCCCTGGGCGCGTGGAATAGCTTGGCAGGGTAAATATACCCGAGAAGTGTTTGAACGTGGTGAGGGGGCGTGTAGGGAGCGTGGGCGGTTAGTCTAATCCCCACGTTAACTTATAATCTTCAAAATCATTTTTATCTTTTCTAGCTTCTTCTAAAGCAGCAGCCTTTATCTCTTCAAATAAAACATTAATTTTTTCATAAAAATGAGTATAGTAATTTTCGTTGAAGTTTTTATCTTCAAAAACTATATAAAACTCACTCGTTCTTTTTTGAAATACTATATCAAGCCAAAAAAGTATGCTACTCGTTTTCAAAGCAAGGTCCATAAGTAAACCATAGTCATTTTTGGGGTTATATTCTTCCAACGATTCAGTTATAGTGCTAAGAAACTCTTCAGGTTTCACAGAGCGATTCATACCTTTAACGCGTTCAATTAATTCTTTGTCTCTACGTTCTCTTTCTTTTACCTTTTGAAAAATTTTTTCTTTTGACACGCTATTTACAAGGTATTTTTTTTCTTCCAATTGCTTTTCAAGCATTAACAGAAATTCTTTATAGACATCATTGTTTGAGAAGCGAGAATCAAGGTCCGACTTTTTTACATTGAGATAATCAGCAAGTTTTTGTAAATTTCCTGACGTTGGCAACGAACGTCCTTTAACGTACCCTGTGATTGTACTTTTTGGTATATCTAGATCATTATGAATATCTATTTGCCGAACTCCTTTTTCTTTCATAATTCTATTGAGGTTAGCAGAAAAATATTCTCTATTTTTTATATCCTGTGGGCTATTCTTTGCCATGTAATCCCCTCCGTTTCAACATTTATCTATTTTGATTATAACATAAAAAATGACAAGGTACGAAAAAAATAAAACTTTTGTAAAAAAACACTTGACTAAGTACGAAAATAATAGTACTATTGTTTTATCACTTTTGGAAGGAGCTAAAAGAGTATGACGCAATGGACGCTGAAGGCGTGTCGAGTAAATGCAGGTTATACCTTGCGACAGGTAGCTAAAAAAGTAGGCAAGAATTTTCAAACTATCTCAAAGTACGAAAAAGATAGTACTATAATCCCTTTTGAGTTGTTGAAAGACTTGTCCAAGTTGTATCGTGTTAAGTTAGATGATATTTTTTTAGGCGACAGTACGAAAAAAATAGAACTAACGCCAGAGGAATAAGAAAGGAGCAGGCAAGCAATGAGAAGGAACTATAGTAAAGTCATTGAAGAAATGCGAACCATTCACGGGCTGAACTTGGTTGCTATTGGTCAGCGTATCGGAACAGACCCCCGAACAGTTGGCAAGTGGGCACAGGGCAAACACCAACCCAACAAGGACAGCAGAAAGAAAATCAATAATCTATACAGAGAGGTAAAACAGAGTATGACAACACAAACCACAATTGAACCATTCGAAGATTTTTACGACTGGTCAAAAATGAAGAAAAAGAAACCGACTACCGAGGTTATCGCTACTCAACAATTCGGAAATAAGTCATTTGAAATTTATGGAAATAAAGACAACCCACTTTTTATTGCTGTTGAAGTGGCTGAAATGATTGAAGTACAAAATACAACCGACTTATTAAAAAGGATTGATGAAGATGAGAAGCTGACCTATGTAATATCTAGGGCAGGTCAAAAACGAGAAGTAAACATGTTAACTGAGTTTGGACTTTATGAAGTACTTTTTCAATCACGCAAACCAAAAGCCAAAGAGTTTAAAAAAGTAGTCAAAAACATCTTGAAAGAAATTCGTGTAAACGGCTACTACATGCAAGGTGAACTAATTCAAGACCAACCAACCCAGTCAGCTATCGAGCTAAATTCTGACATGGCTTACATCAAGAACCGACTTGCAGAGTTGCAAAGCATGACCACCATGGCAGATATTAAAATTGGACTGGCCAAAACATACCGAATTGCTGAACTTATGGAAGACTAGAAAGGGACAAGCATGGAATTAGTTTACATGGACGGACGGAAAGAGCCGTATACATTGAGCAGTATTGTAGCAGAATGCGCCAACATCAGCCATCACGCAGTACAGGAACATATCAGAAAGCAGAAAGATAGGCTTGAACGATTTGGAAAGGTCTCATTTCAAATGCGACCTTTACCGAGTGGGCAACAGGCAAAAGATTATATCTTAAACGAGCAACAGGCAACTTTGCTAATCACTTTTCTAAAGAATACCGAGCAAGTTGCAAACTTTAAGGAGAACCTAGTCAAAGCATTCTTTGAAATGCGGGACGAGCTGGCACAATTCCGATATCAGAGGGCACTAGAGAAGCCTAAGCGTAAGGCACTACATGAAGCTATTGAAACATGGCAGGAAGCCCCAAAACACGCGCACAGCACGGTTACAAACCTTTTGCTAAAGGGAACTACTGGAATGAACAAACGCCAGCTAATGGCACACCGTGGCGGACATAATGGTATTGACAGCCTAACCAGCCAAGAGCTTATCAGATACCAAGCATTAGAAGACATGGCTATTGCTATGATCAACTTAGGCATGACATACCAAGATATTAAAAATATGGTATTCAGACCACTAAAAAACGCACCACAGGGCGCGTGAGATTAACAAAAAAAGGCTTACCGAGACCAATCAGCAAAGCCTTTTAACCACTAACTAAAACAAAATTAACAAGCAGGCAAGCTGTTATTAAAAGGGTTTTAGTAAATGTTTTATAGCTAGATTATACCATATCTAGGACACTTTGACCATACAGAGGGCGCTAACCCTTAAAACTGGAGCAGAAAAGTATTAGGTGCTGGTATCGCCATTAGGTAGCCATGGACCAAGAGCAGCCTAAACCACCCTAAGAAAATCACACACAGCAAGGCTATTATTTTGGCACAGGCTTACACGACCACAGGGGGACCTGGTAAGTCTGGGGCGGGCAACCGCTGGGAATAGTCTGGGCTAGGTATAGAAATCGTATAGTAAAGAACCAATAAGCAAAGTCTTTTGAACTCACGGAGACAGCCCACACAGGCCATTACACAGACACAATAAAAGAAACAGAGGCAAGAACTACATGAAAGACAATAACAGAGAAACGATAATCCATTTTGAAATGTCTAACCAAGAATACGCACCCGTAAAGAATGCAATATCGGAAGAGCTAGAGGCGGTCATCAGAAAAGTATATCAGCTAGATCATGAAACAGGATGGACATTGCACTATCTAACCGAAATCATGCTGAACCACTTTCATGAGGACGTGGCACGAGTTCAATATGGCGATTTGACACCGATTGAGTGCAGTTTGAACAGTATAACTCACCGAGTCGAGAGCGCAAAGGTAGCACTCTTAAAAGCTGGATATGAAGACAAGATTGAAGTAGGTAATCCTATGTGGTATTTAAAACTAATCTTGCAAGATTTTGAGCATATGAAAAAACTAGCCAAGAAGGAGGTTAAAAAATGCAAGAAATGACAATCGAAACAGCTTTAACTTTGATAGCAATCTTTACACCGCTGAACCTCTATCTATGGTTTGGCGTTGGTTTAGGTACTTATCAGCTTGATATAGAGCCTAAAATCAAGACCGAGGGTAAAGATACTAGACCGCTTAAAAACGAGCGCTACGGGGCTTATATACAGCTTGCAGGCAAACACTACAACTAGGAGGGGAAACCATGCTGACATTTAGAGAACTTGAACGGATAGCAGAGACCATTCTCAAACACACAACACCAGAAGAAACGCAGTGCTATCTTGATATGGATCACGATAGTAAATTGCTTTGGATAAAATACAAAATCGCAAGTCTGGAGGTGCAGGCATGACAGAAAATCGACTACCACCACACTTATACAAAGTTTTCAAGTTACTACCGCTTGGAATGGAATTGCCTATCACAGGGGCGGACATGGAACGATTGACAGGCTTGGACATCCGAACCATTAGGGAGAATATACGCCAGCTTATTGTTGATTATGGCATACCCGTTTGTGGCGGGCGTGATAACAAGCAAGGAGGCTACTATATCCCCCAGAATGAAACTGAGCGACTTGCTGGAGTGCTACCGCTCCAACGACAATACGACCAGGAGCACAAGCGTATTCACGCGCTTTTGACTGCTGACTTAGAAGACTGGAGGAAGTATAGAGATGAGGCTTGAACTAACCGCACAAAGTGAAATAGACCTAAAAACAGGCATTCTGGAGCTTATAGAGAACTATCTGGAGGCGCGTGAGCAAACACCGCCAAGACTGTTAGGGCTAATCACCGCCCAACAGGTTAAAGATGAACTAGGCATAAAAGATAAGACCTTGAAACGTTGGGAAGATAATGGGCTAAGACGTTACCAGCCCCCACTAGAAGACACTAGGAAAATCTTTTATAGGGTCAGTGATATTCTGGTATTTTTGGGGGTTGAGAATGGCAAAAACTAAAATATATTTTTGGTTGAAGATTGATAAAAAATTTTTTGACAATATTTTCATCAAGAGACTAAAGACTATTCCAGGCGGTTACACTATGACAGTAATCTATATCCGCCTAATGCTTGAAAGTCTTGAAAGTGACTGCATTCTCTACTACGAAGGTTATTTTGAAAATCTCAAGGAAGAATTGGCTTTGAAGTTGGATGTGTCGGAAGATGATATCGATATGACCATGGCATACTTTACAAAATGCGGTCTGATACAGATTGATGAAGATAAAAATGCAGAGTTACCACAGGCCAAAGCTATGGTTATGAGTGAAACAAACTGGGCTAGCTACAAACGGGAACAACGACAAAACAAAGAGAGATTGGACAATGTCCAAAAGTCTTTGACTAATTCCAACTCGTGTCCAACAGAGATAGAGATAGAGAAAGATATAAAGAAAGATATAGATATAAATATAGAGTTAGAAGTAGATAATAAAAAAACTGCTACTGACACAAATATTTATGATTATTATCAACAAAGAATTGGTTCCTTGGACGGTTATCAGTATGAGAAACTAAAAGATTACTTAGATATTGATAAGCTTGAACCTGAACTTGTCAAGAGGGCAATTGATAGAGGAGCTGACAACTCAAAAAGGAACTTTGGCTACATCAATAAGATTCTAAAAAATTGGGCACAGAATGGCATTCGGACAATAGCTCAGCAAGACGAGGAGCAGAGACAGTTTGTCGATAGTAAAGCAAATAAACAAAAATCAAACGATTGGGTGCCAGACCCGAACTATCCACCACCATACTAGAAAGAGGCGCAAATGAAAGAACAAGAATTTTTTGAGCAAGCAGAAAAGGAGTTAGAGGAATTAAACCAGCACAGAGCCGACTTCATGACTATGGATTTTAAAGAACTCAATAATGCAGACTATATAAACTTTTTGAACATTGGAAACCGGATTTTTTCCGAAGATACCACTTTGAACGTGTACGAACTATATAAGCATCCAGACACGAGAGCAAAATGCTTTGCGACCATTGCCAAAATTGCATATCACGTTAACAACATGTTTCAGACAGAAGAACGTATGCGTACCATGATTGATAGTCTTGAACTGCATTTTCAAAACATGGTTAAGAAACTGGTACATCAGACAGATAGTGACAAGCTGGCTGAGCTACTACTGGAAATCAAGAAAGACAATCCGAATATGACAGCAGAACAGGAAAGCCAGTTTATACGAGATATTGCAGTTAGTGGACTATTAGCAATGCAGTAGGAGGCGACACCGTGACCGATGATACCGAAATAAGGAAACTTTTCCAAATTTATCAAACAACTAGGGAGAATAAAGACATGACATTAAACACATTTTCAGACACAGCAAACACATTTACATTTAACTACACATTCAAAGACCACGACACCGCACAAGTTGCAGGGCACGCGCTTATGGGCTACATGACAGGAACATTTGAACAACCTGGGATTGAAGTGTATTATGATAATGATAAAGTGGGCGGAGATTACAACCGTTTGGCGGTGGAATATGTGGCAGATACTGAACTTACTGAAACCTTCAGGCGGATTTGTGACAGTTTCCAAGGCTACTACAACGATCCTGAAGCAGAAACCGACGTTGAAGACCAGTACCGCCTGGAGCGCGTGGAACAACTCAAGCAGTCAGAAACTTTTGATAGCTTGCTTGAAAAGGTGGTGATTTATGAGCTGGAGTTGCTGGACTATGCGGAACGTTTGCTAAGTGATGACCCTATTCCGACAGATACGGAAATGGCTTATATGACACTAAACTTAATTGGCGGTAAAGGTGTAGGGCTATTCAAGTCACTGGACGAAGATAACGAATACAGCGGGCTTGCTTATTACAACGCTGAGGCAGAATAGCAGAGAGAGGCAACCGCCTCTTTTTGTGCTAAAATTAGAGAGGAATAACATGATGAAAAATAAAGGCGGTAGACCTACAAAAATGACACAAGGAACGGTAAAGAAATTAGAGGAAGCATTTCTAAGAGGGCTAAGCGATGAAGAAGCTTGTTTGTATGCAAACCAACCCTGTATGATTATTGCAAGAAAAACCCACAGTTTACTGACCGAAAAGAACTACTTAAGCAACGTGTTAAAACACGAGCTAAACTAAATATATCAAAAGCGATTGAAGACGGGAATGTGGACTTGTCAAAATGGTACCTAGAACGGAAAGATGCCGAATTTAAGACTAAGACAAAACTTGAACATGATGGTATGGTATCCGTTGCGCCTCATAATCCATTTGAAGATTTGACGGTTGAAGAGTTACGAGCAATCATTGCTGAAGATGCGGGATAAATACTATTGGTTGAGAGGGTTATCTAGGTGAAGTACTTCGGCAATTTCTAAAACGACGAATAGACGAACGTATGGAAGCGCGTGATTACACAAAAACATACTAAGATTAGTAGTGAGTACTTTCTCCCGTCGGAGATTTCCTCACTACTAATCTTAGTATGTTTTTGTTATACTAGACAGTATGTAGGAGGTGGCTATGTTAGAAAATTGGTTAAACACCAAACAAGGTCAGGTTTTTCATTACAAGATGGAAAAGATTGAGTATGCCCTAGAACTGCTAGGGAATCCCCAGTTTGCAGTTCCGGTCATTCATGTTGCTGGAACCAATGGCAAGGGATCGACCATTGCCTTTATGCGTCAGCTCTTTCAGACTCACGGCTTGCGTGTCGGTAGTTTTGTATCTCCTCACATGGTGAGTGTACACGACAGGATTTGTATTGACAGCCAGCCCATTTCAGACCATGATTTTCAGCACTATTTACAGAAAGTCTACGACTTGGAGCAGGAAGTCGCTACACGCTATGAGCCCTTCCGTTATTTTGAGGTCATGGTGCTCATTATGTTCCTCTATTTCGAAGCTCAACAACCCGATGTGGCACTAGTAGAGGTGGGTATCGGAGGGCTTTTGGATACAACCAACGTCGTGGCACCGGCTCTCAGCGTCATCACCTCCATCGGCATGGACCATCAGGATTTACTAGGCTCGACTTTAGGGGAAATAGCAGAGCAGAAAGCAGGGATTATCAAGGAAAACGTGCCTGTCGTCTTAGGACCACTTTGTCCAGAAACCACAGCCATCTGTCGCCACATTGCCCAAGACAAACAAGCCTCTGTCTACCAATTTGGTCAGGAATTCACCTATAAAGCAGGACAGTTCAGCAATGCGGACTTGGAACTGTCAGAATTAGTTCTGGGTCTGGCAGGCCATCATCAAGAAGAGAATGCGGCCGTAGCCCTACAAACTTTTCTACTCTATATGACCAATATTCAAAAAGACATTCAACCTCAGTTGATTCAACAAGCCCTTGCCCAAACTAGCTGGCCTGGTCGTTTGGAATTGGTTGCTCAAGAGCCAAAAATCTATTTGGATGGAGCCCACAATGTCCCCGCTATCGAACGCTTGATTGAATTTATTCAGGTTCAAGAAGAGCCTGTCACCATTCTCTTTTCGGCCCTTCGGCGCAAGGACTTTCAAGAAATGCTGGAATTATTGGACGAAAAATTACCACATACTGCCCTTGTATTAACCAGCTTTGCTTATGATGGTGCCTTGTCGGAGGAAAACCGACAAGGACGAGATTATGTTGAAAATTACCGGCAGTTTATAGAAGCTTGGCAATCTAGCAAGCAAGGGATTTTGATTGTCACAGGCTCTCTCTACTTTATCTCAGAAGTTCGTCGGATTTTTAAAAATGAATATCTTTTTGCGAATAAATAGGTATGACACATGCAGAAAAAGTAGCCTTTTTAAAAGAATTTCAAGAGAACAAACGCCATACCTTTCGCCAATTAGAACAGTTTGCAAAAATTTCCAGAACTCCCGATAGGAAATGACATCGGGAGTGCTTTTTGATATAATAAGGAAAGCAAATCCAAGGAGAAGAAAATGACAGAATTAGATGTAGTCTCGGACGTAGTTACTCATCCTGAGGAAACTTATCGGCGTAGTCGTAGAGCATCACGCAGACAGCAAGTGCAACTGAATGGTGAATTTCATGAAAGAGTATTAAAGACAAAGTATTGGCCAGCTCTTGTTTGGAGCTTAGTTTTAAGTGTTTTTAGCGTAGCCAATCCACTGCTAATGCCATTTGCAACCAATATGCAAACTCAAAATTTATATGCAGGGATGGCAATGGCAAATGGACAAATCCCTTATGGTGATTTTTTTGGTACAAGCGGGTTATTATTCTATTTACTTGCTTTCTTAGGTCATCTGGGAGGAACTTTCATTATCTTTGGAATCCTCCAGTTTATAGCATTACTGATAGCGGGAGTCTATTTCTATAAGGTTGTAGCTTATTTTAGTCAGTCAGAACACCTAGCGACAAGTTCTAGTCATTGGTTCTATGTATTTATTTTTGCACTTGGTTTTGGAGGGATGTATGCAGAAATGTTTGCTCTTCCATTTCTTTTGACTAGTGTGTGGTTTCTGGTCCGCTATTTTGAAAATGCAGTGCGTGATGAGGCATTTATCCTCTACGGAATCGATGCGGCATTGGTATTTTTAATTTACCCAAAAAGTCTAATCCTTTGGTTAGTTGCAGGTCTAGTTTTATTTATTTTTAATATCCAACACCGCCAAGTTACTCGAGGAATCTATCAATTATTAGCGACCATTTTTGGTTTTCTTCTGATTCTATATGCGGTAGGTTATTATGCTTTTGAGGCACAGATTCTGGGGACAGCTATTCAACAAACTTTCCTTTATAACTTACAGTTAGACTTTCACCATTCCTATCTATATTTAGCCTTGGCGATTGTGTCTGTATTTTTACTCTTATCTGGATTCTTTAAAAGTTTCATCCAAATGGTGTTTTCTTTCAAACAAGGAAGACATACCTATATCAAAGTTCTCCTATTATTGACTTTCTTAGTTCAATGTGTCTTTATTATTGGGAATGCTAATTTTCAATGGAGCCAACTCATTCTTCTTTTACCGTATGGTTTTGCGATGTCAGTCGTTTACCTGCGTGATGAGGATGTAGAAGATTATCGTGGGTATTTGCGTCGTCAATTCTTTCTTCCGTTAGCTATTTGCTTGGGTATTATCGCTCAACCTGCTTATCTTTATTTGGTACAGGGAGATTTGAGAACTGACCGTGAACAAGTTGCCAATTACATTGGTGAACAAACGAAAGATTCGGATAAGATTTATGTTTGGGATAATAGCGCAAGCATCTATCTTTCAAGTCAACGTTTATCTGCCGCAACGATTACTACAGCAGAACCCTATCTGAATACTGACGACAATAAAAATAGCTTGATGTATAACATCAATAAAAATGAGGCAAAATTTGTAGTCGTCAATAAGAATTTGCCAATTCTAGATGAAATCAAGACAAATTTAGAATCACAGTACCAGTCTGTTCAGACAACGGATTACTTTACGATTTATCAAAAGAATGAATGATTGCTCAGGCAATGTCATTAAGTTAACTAACCTATCACGTTTTGTGGTGGGTTAGTTTTTATGTTACACTAAAAATA